ATTGGTTTCAAGACACGTTATGGTCTAGTAGCTAACCCATTTGTTAACTTAGACGATACAGGTTCTGGTTCAACAGGTCAAGACAACTTGGCTGCAAACATGAACTATTACTACCGTAAAGTTTCAGTAACAAACTTAATGTAATAAGATCCCTTACGGGACGCTACATTGTAAAGAGGGAGCTTCGGCTCCCTTTTTATTTGCTTATAAATAGTATATAATCATTAAAGAGGTTTAATCATGGCTCAAATGGGATGTCCTTTACCGTCTAATCTTAATCCGTTAAGCCCTACCGGGTTTAGGTTATCTATTACAAAATTACCAGAGGTTACATACTTCTGTCAAGAAGCTAATATTCCAGAGATTAACTTAGATCCAATTCCTATTGGTACTCCATTCTCCACGTCACAAGTACCAGGTGAAATTTTGGACTTTGGAGCATTAACTATTAATTTTATTATTGATGAAAATATGGCAAACTATAAGGCAATCTACAATTGGATGACTGGATTAGGCTTTCCACAAGATTATAGTCAATACCAAGCTTTAGCTAATTCTACAGAAAATAATGCTTCTACAGGTACTAGATTTGGTACTAATCAAAATAACTATTCTGATGGTTTACTAGAGATTTTAGGTAGTAATAACGTTGGCGTACAGATTATACAATTTAAGGATCTCTATCCAGCATCAATCAGTAGCCTAAACTTTCAATCGAATGTTGATGATATACAATATCTGACAGGCTCATGTACCTTCAAGTACACCTATTACACTTTCGTAGAGAACGCATAAAACAGTTTACAATAATTGGGCTTTGTGATATAATATAATTTTGGTCATTGTAAGGTTATTATGAATATTGATGAAATACAACAAATGTGGGAAAAAGATTGTGAGATGAGTGATAATCATTTAGGTGAAGAATCAACTAAAACCGCTCTATTACATTCTAAATACATTAAGCTAATGATCCAAGTTAAACTGAAGTTAACTAAAGCTCGCGCTGATTATAATCTATTACGCAAAAACAAGTTTAGATATTATAGAGGTGAAATGAGTAAAGATGAACTACAGTCAGCAGGATGGGATCAATGGCAAGGTGTCAAACCGCTTAAAAATGAAATGGATGAGTTTATTTCAGGTGATGAATCATTAGTAACACTAAACAGTAAAATCGAATATCTAGAAACTATGGGTTATCTACTTGAATCTATTCTAAATCAAATCAAAGCCCGTGACTGGCAACTTAAAAATGCTATAACATGGAAACAATTCCTAGCCGGAATGTAATGAAACTAACAGTCGAAAAAATATCAGAAGTTTATATCAGAGTCTTTGGTGATACTTCATGTGAACAAGAACTAGAAGGGTTCTTTACATATGAGGTTCCTGGTGCCAGGTTTTCACCTAAATTTAAAGCTAGATTATGGGATGGTAAAGTTCGACTATATTCTCTTATACGTAAAACTCTTTATGCTGGTTTATACTCATATTTAATAGAATTCTGCAACCGTCATAATTATGAATTAGAATTTAAAGAGACTGAAGAGTTTCCAAAAGTAATTGAATCAAATGAATATGCTATAGAAGATATAGATGAGTTTGTTAAACTATTAAGCTTACACGCGCGCGGAGAACCTATTCCAGCTCGTGATTATCAGATCGAAGCTATTCATCATGCACTAGTAACTAATCGAACTGTATTATTATCACCAACCGCTTCTGGTAAGTCATTCATCATTTATTGTCTAATTAGATGGCATTTGCTTAAAGGCAGAAAATGCATGATCGTGGTTCCTACAACGTCGCTTGTAGAACAGATGTATTCTGACTTTGAGGATTATTCGTCACATAATAAATGGATTGTTGGTAAACACTGTCAAAAATTATATTCAGGTTTCTCTAGAGAAATGACCACTGAAGTTCTTATTACTACATGGCAAAGTATTTACAAACAACCTAAAGAATGGTTCCAACAGTTTGATGCTATTATTGGAGATGAAGCTCATCAGTTTAAAGCAACCTCACTAGTTACTATTATGGAAAGAATGCAGCACGTTAAGTATAGAATAGGTACGACTGGTACGATCGATAATAAGAAATTAAATCAGTTAACACTTGAAGGTTTGTTTGGCTCAGTCCATCGAGTTACGACAACTAAAGAACTAATGGATTCAGGTCGGGTAGTTCCAATCGATATTAATTGTATATTGCTTCAGTATAAAGAAGAGGTTAGAAAAGCTTGTAAAGAACATAACTATAATGATGAAATGCAGTTCCTTATCGCAAATGAAGCAAGAAACAAATTCATTAGAAACTTAGCTATTAATAGTAAGGGTAATACATTAGTGCTATTTCAGTTTGTAGAAAAACATGGTGCTATCTTATATGATATGATTAGAAACAAAGCGCCCGATAAAAATGTTTACTTTGTTCATGGTGGAGTAGATACATTAGATCGAGAAGATATTCGTAAGAATACTGAAAAGGACGATAACACTATTATTGTTGCTTCATATGCTACATTTTCTACAGGTATAAATATTCCTAGTATAGAGAACATTATCTTTGCTTCTCCAACTAAATCTAAAATACGTAATCTCCAATCTATCGGTAGAGGTTTAAGATTAAAAGATGGTAAGACTCATCTTAAACTATATGATATTGCAGATAACATACAGTATAAATCAAGAAAGAATCATACATTAAACCATTTTGTCGAACGAGTTAAAATCTATTCAGAAGAGAAGTTTGACTATAAAGTACATGAGGTTAATATCTAATGCAAAACGATAGATACATCGTATTCAAATTAATCTCAGCGGAAGAGCTCGTTGCTCATTGTATTCATGAAGATGATTATGAGATTAAAGTTTTATTTCCTATGGCTGTGCGTCGAGTAGCTAGACACGGCGGTATGGCTGAATCGATTGTGCTATCTCCATATACTTACTTTTCAGCGGAAGATGAGTATACATTTCAAAGAAGTCAAATCATATTCATTAAAGATCTAGACTCTAAATACGAAGCTGAGTATAATAGATCTATAGATGATTTTGTAGGTTCTAATGCTGAGAATCAGGAACCATATAACCCGGCGGAGCTCCAAGAGCTGACAGATAAATTACAAAACTTATTTAGAGATAGAGTTAAATCTGATGAAGATCTAATAGATGAATTACCTGTAGTAACAGTAGATATACCTAAGACTATTCATTAATTAACTGAAAGGACCGATATAGTTATAATAACATGGTCCGCAATTATTGTAAAATTATTATAATCAAAAAAAATAATTATCTTTTAAATACAAAATAGTATATAATTATCTTAATATTTAGTAAAGGTGACGTGATGTCTGAAAAGAAAAAACCAGTCCATTATGTGGATAACGCAAGATTCCTTGCAGAAATCGAACAATACAAAAAAGCCTGTTTAGAAGCTGAAGAAGCTGGTGATGATAAACCACGCATCCCAAACTATCTTGGCGAATGTATCCTAAAGATTGCTACAAAACTAGCAAATCGTCCTAACTTTATTAATTACAGTTATAAAGATGATATGATTCTTGATGGTATCGAGAACTGTATTATGTACTTTGATAACTTTGATCCAGCAAAATCTAAGAACCCATTCTCATATTTTACTCAGATTATTTACTATGCATTCTTAAGACGAATCGAAAAAGAAAAGAAACAGTCTTATATCAGAGGTAAACTAATTAGAGACACGACGATCGAATCATTTGAGACACAAGATTCAGATCATGACGAAGACTTCCAGAATTCTTATATCGGATTCATGCAACAACATGGTACATTTGATGATACCTTTGAGGAACGACGTAAGAAGAAAAAGAAGAAGAAACCAACCGCACTAGAAGAATTTATTGGAGAAAATCCTATTGAGTAAGATCGTATTATTAGGTGATACCCATTTTGGGGTTCGTGGTGATTCATTAAAGTTTCACGTATATTATGAGAAGTTCTATAAAGAATTCTTTTTCCCATACATCGATGCAAATAATATTAAAGTTGTATATCAGTTAGGTGACTTATTTGATCGACGTAAGTTTGTTAACTTTAATACGCTACTTGAATGTAAGCGTTACTTCTTTGATGAACTAAAATCAAGAGGTATAGAACTTATTACATTATTGGGTAACCATGATATATTCTGGAAAGAGTCATTATCAGTTAACGCTCAATCATTAATACTAGGTGAGTATGATAATATAACTATTATCGATAAACCCACGCGCATACATGAAGATAATACGTCATTTGATATTATACCATGGATCTGTAAAGAGAATGAGGTTGATGTATTTAATTTTATCGATACAAGTAAATCTGATATCTGTATAGGTCACTTTGAAATTGCTGGATTCCCCATGTATAGAGGCATGCACGCTGAAGAGGGTTTATCTCATGACATGTTTGCCAAATACGAGAGAGTCTGGTCTGGTCATTATCATACAAGATCTAAAGCAGAAAATATCGAGTATATCGGTACTCCATATGAAATGACATGGCAAGATGCTGGAGATCTAAAAGGATTCTCAGTGTTTGATACAGAAACTCGTCAATTAGAATTCCATCAAAACCCATTTACCATTCATGAGAAGATAACTTATGATGATAAAGATAAAGAACCAGTAGATTTAAAACTTATAGATATAAAGGAGAAGTACGTAAAACTCGTAGTAGTTAATAAGACAGACTTATATAAGTTTGACAGATTTGTAAATGAGTTATATACGCAAGAACCGTATGAAGTCAAAATCATCGAAGACCTTTCTGAATTCAGTGAAGGAAATATTGATAGTGAAATTAACCTGGAGGATACTATTAGTATTCTTGGTAATTATATTGATTCCGTCCAAACGGAAGGAGATAAGGAAGCTATTAAAACATTCGTAAAAGGCCTATACATGGAAGCCATTAATCAGGAGGTTGTTTGATTATATTCAAAACAATTAGTTGGAAGAACTTTCTTTCGACTGGTAATGCAGCAAACTCAGTAAACCTAAATGAACACTCAACCACTTTAATCGTTGGAAAGAATGGAGAGGGTAAGTCCACTATCCTTGATGCACTTACCTTTTCTCTATTCAATAAACCATTTCGTGATATTAATAAAGGTCAGTTAGTTAATAGCATTAATCAGAAAAATTGTGTTGTAGAAGTAGAGTTTGATATTGGTCCTATTCAGTATAAAGTTATTCGTGGCATGAAGCCAAACATTTTTGAAATATATCAGAACGGTAACCTAATTAATCAAGATGCCGCTAATAGAGACTATCAAGCAGTACTTGAACAACAGATTCTTAAGTTAAATTATAAAACATTTACACAAGTTGTTATCCTTGGATCTGCGTCATTTGTTCCATTCATGCAATTACCTGCGTCTCAGCGTAGAGAAGTTATTGAGGATATCCTTGATATTAAAGTATTCTCTACTATGAATAACATCTTGAAAGAAAAGATGGCTGAAACTAAAGATGATATTAAATCTATCGAGACTGAAATAAGAATCATAACTGAACAAGCAAAAGCTCAGCAAAAACTAATTGAGTCGTTACAAACATCTAAAGATCAGAATACTAAAGTTATTCAAGATAAGATTCAAGCTAATCTTGATGAGATTAGTGATAAGACCCACTTGGTCGATCTATTAAATGCTGATGTGCAAGCTCTTACATTAACACTATCATCTAAAGCTGATGTCGATAAGAATATCGAGTTATGTAAAGCTAACATGAATAAGTTACAACAAAGAATGGCTCAAGCTGATGAACATATATCATTCTTTAGTTCAAATGAAACATGTCCATCATGTGAACAAGGTATCCAACATGAACATAAAAATAAGATCGTACAAAAGATCTCTAGTGATAAACAAGAACTTAATAATGGTATGTCGACTTTAAATTCAGCATACACTAAGTTAAGTGCTGACTTACAAGAAAAACAGAATATATTATCACAGATCCAAGATAAGAATATCTCTATTTCTACTGAAATATCAGGTATGAATTTATTACTTAAAGCAAATAAAGAATTTGAAACAGAGATTAATCAGTTATCAGTTCAAGGTGATATTGATGTTGAAAAAGAAAAGATTAAAGAATTAGCTAATAATGCTCTAGAAAAGAATACAGTTAAGATGAGTCTTGTTAAAGAAAAGAATTTACAAGAGGTCGCATCAGTATTATTAAGAGATACTGGTATCAAGACCACCATCATTAGAGAATACCTTCCAGCAATGAATAAGTTAATCAATATGTACTTATCAGCGATGGACTTCTTTGTCAAGTTTGAATTGGATGAATCTTTTAACGAGATTATTCGATCCAGATTCCGTGACGAATTCACCTATGCATCCTTTTCTGAAGGTGAGAAGATGCGTATTGACCTTGCACTCCTGTTCACGTGGCGTTCTATTGCTAAGATGAAGAACAGTGTCAACACCAATCTCCTGATCTTAGATGAGATTTTTGATTCAAGCTTAGATGTGGCCGGAACCGATTACTTCCTATCGGTGATGGATACGATGGGTGAGAACTCAAATGTCTTTGTCATCTCTCATAAGGGAGACGTACTTCTCGATAAGTTCAAGAACAATATCCGCTTTGAAAAAACCAATGACTTTAGCCGGGTTGTAAACAACTCTTAGTTTAAAGCCAATTGATTACATTGGCCTTTTAAAAAGACTTTAGCCATGGTCGACCGGCACATTGAAAATACTTGTTTACAATAATTGCGCTTTATGGTATAATAATCTTATATTAATAGGAGAACATATATGCCAAACTTTACAAATACTTACAACTTATACAAAATCACTAAATCAAACAAATACTTTATTGCCCATCAATCAATCCCATTTACTAAATTTCCAAAACAAAATTGGACTTTTGAAGACCAAATTGAATCCCCAACACCATTTCAAGCCCTTCAATCATTCTCAACATTCAACCCATACTTATTTTTAATTACCAATTAAATCAATAACTTATAATTAACTTATTGAATACATTGAACAAAACAACTATTTACAATAATTGCGAAATATGTTATAATGGTTATATAAATTGGAGAGATTATGAATAGAACTGACTTAATAGCAAAACTACTGGCAAATGAAAACCTTACGGTCGTACAGGAACCAGTATCTACTGCATCATTCGATATTAAGAATCGTACCTTACGCCTACCGCAATGGAAGGACATGACGGATGAATTATTAAGTATGTTGGTAGGTCACGAAGTAGGTCACGCATTATATACCGATCCAGATGAATATCTTAAAAAAGAACATAAAGATATCCCACACTTTCACGGATACCTAAACGTTATTGAAGACGTACGTATCGAAAAATTAATGAAGCGCAAATATCCAGGTCTTCGTAAATCATTTAACGCTGGTTACAAAGAGTTGAATGAGCGAGACTTCTTTGGTGGTAAGGAAGCTGAATTCGATAATATGTTATTGATCGATAAGATCAACCTATATTTTAAAGCTGGTTATAATTGTGGTGTTACATTCACTGCTGAAGAGAAAGCATTTGTTAAAAAAGCTGAATTGACTGAGACAGTGGATGATGTGATTGCTTTATCTAAAGAGATCTATGCCTATTCAAAACAAGCGTTGGATGATAAGATTGAGCAAATGAAATCTCAAGCTGACGATGATGTAGAGTTTGGCGAAGAGGAAGAGGAAACCGATCAAGGTAACTCGATGGCTCGTGATATGGAAGGTGATGAACAAGAGACTGAAGATGAAACTCAAAATCAAGCACCATCAAAACAACAAGAAGGTAAAGAAGAGGATAACTTAGAATCTAAGACTGAACGTAAGCTTAGAGAAAAGATGGAAGAGGTTGCTGACGTAAATACAAGATAC